CATTACACGTGCTTCGACGCGAAGTTGGCAGTTTTTATAGGGCTATTAAACAGATTCGCAAAGTGGGCGGTAGCATCCATAACCTGGATGCTATCGCCCGCAACCGCTATCTGCGTATGATCCCTAATAGATTCCGTCATCTTTACCAAGGAGCTAATGTAACAGATGCCGCACTGATATGGGCAGCGCATAGCTTCGTTATCTCACCAACAGTGAGAACGATCTATGATGCCGTTGGTGTAATGCACGATTCACTAGTCCGGAAGGGAAACTTACAAAGGTTCTCTTCCATTAAGGAGATAGAAGTCCCGCATTTATACTCGACCGGTACTGTAGTGGGATCCGAACTCAATACCAGTTTCAACTGGGAGAGATCGGTCTCGCGAAAGTACTTCCTAGCAGCCGGCATACTTACGTTTCGTAAGGATGTTGCCGATTTCGCTAGCCAGGTTGGTGGGAGAGCTCGTGACATTCCGGTAACGTTTTGGGAGCTATCTCCCTTATCGTTTATCGTAGACCGCGTCTTAGATACTAAGAACGTTCTGCGAGCCGCTACGTCTTTGACTTCTCTAAATGTGAAACAGCTAGGTGGATATGAATCAGAGTGGTGCGAAACTACGTCATCTCGACGTATTACGTCCACTAACACTCCAGTGTTCAACTTCTTGGAGCGAACATATACACCTGGGTACACTTCTCCTTGGGTCCAAAAGACAATCCAATGGGATCGTACAAAATGGAGACCGGTGATTGCTGACGCTCTTGGGGGAAAACCCTCAGGCCTTCTCGGCAGTCTTTCAAAAACCTTGGACGTACTTTCTATCATTACGCTTCGGCTTAGTGGTTGATTTCCGTCCTCCTATGGAGTACAAATAGTGGCTATCGCCAGTATTATTAAAGAAGGGGCTACAACCGTAGCTGCTTCGGGGGGCACTGATGTGACCCTTAGTTCGTTGGGTGTCCAAAACGGACGGAACACGTTGATATTCTCGACCGACGTCGGTGCGCTTGCGCAACGAATCGCCGAGTTCAACGCGAAGTTGCCG